ATCCTGCTGTATTATTAATATCGAAGTAATTTAAGTCTTTTAATGGGAACATTAGACCATGCTTAGGCATTGGATTTTGCATGTACTGCCTTTCAAAAACTATTTCATTAGCCTTTTTGAGCCTTAAAAGCTCCTCGATTGTGTGCTTAAATTCCCATAATGGAGTGCCGTCTTTCTTAATGCAGGGCAATTCAATCACCTCCCATTCATCTTCTTCATCAGCTCTTTGAAGATATCCGCTCAAATCCATTGGATGTAAACGTTGCATAATTACTATAATGGGAGTATTACGACTATTTACCCTATTTTTTATAGTAGAGTCATATCTATTATTTACTTTCTCTCTTAGCGTATCACTATCGGCATCGTCAGGCTTAACGGGGTCATCTATTATAATAGCTCCACCAAAATTCAGTTTCTTATCTAAGTCATCTAATCCTTCTTGACTAATGTCATTTAGAAACTCATCTAATTCTTCATCTACTTGACCCGCTCCAAATCCAGTTACTTGTCCACTTGCTGAACGCGCCAAAACTCCACCGTTTTTAGTAGTATACCATTTGTCTTTTGCTCTCGAATCTTTCTTGATTTGCACTTCTGGAAATACTTTTTGATATAATTCAGATTGAATTAAGTCTTTTACAGATTCTGAATTGTCCAATGCTAAATTATCTGCATACGATAAATGTATAAATTTAGCTGAAGGATTTAATGCGAGTCCATGACTAATTAGTGATTTAACGGCTAACTCTGTTTTTCCATATCTTGGAGCAACATTTATAATTAGTCTTTTGAGTTCCCCTTTAAGAACTCTTTCTAGTGCTTCACAAATAATGGCATGATGTTCACCTACTATAAACTTTCTATTATATTGGTCTTTAAAAAAAAATCTTGTATGAAACAATAAAGACTTCAAGCATTTTACTTTAGCTACTTGTATTCTTTCATCATCATACTTCATCTTCTAACTCATTAGATATTTCTTTTATTCTTTCGCTTGACATTATTCCAATTGGTTGAATGTCTTTTCCGTTGGTCGTACTATCCACATGAGTCATTGACAACCTTTTCCTTTCTTCATCTGTACAAATAATCTTCATAAGTGCCAATTGAAGTGCAGGAGCTTCTGATTTGTACCATTTGGAACGTAACGAAGACTTAACTTCTATTTTGTTTTTTTCTAATAAATCCTTTAGTTCGTTAAATTCGTCAGAATCAACTTTGAAGTAGTCATAAAAAGTTGGCTTAGTTATAGGTAAGAACGAGATAATATCCTCAATAAAGAATAGCTTATGTTTTACGATAAGTTCTTTAGATTGTTCAAATATTTTATTTATATCGTTGTATGCCATTACTCTTTAAATTCGTTAGTACAATCAATCCCGTTTCTCTTTACCGTTAGAGTATCATCTAACTTTAGCATCCTGCGAACTATTACATCGCAGTACTTTGTATCAAGCTCCATTCCGTAGCATTTGCGTTTAAGCTGGTGCGATGCTACCATTGTACTTCCACTACCTAAAAACAAATCTGCAATTAAATCATTTTGATTTCCCCATTGTTCAAAAAACCATTTTGCCAATTCGGTTGGTTTTTGTGTTGGGTGTACTCTAGTTTTTGTATCGTCTTTTTGCATACCGTGATGCCCAGACCATAAAATTCTTGCGACTAATCGTTTATGTTTTTGTTTTGACCAACACAATTCAAATGTGTTTCCACTAACCTTGTCCATATTTTCATCACATCTTTTATCCCAAACAACCCAACTTCCTTCAATTCTATTAGGTATTAATTCTGCAAAATAATCAGCACCCCAAATAAATACTTCTTTGCAATAATCAAAACACGCAAAAATTGTATTAATTAATTCGGGAACAAAATCCTCATTATCTCCTTTGACCTTTTCAAATCTATTGTTTGTTTTTCTATGTGTTTTATCATTTGCAAACATTTGGTCGTAGTTCGTATCTAAAAACATTCCATACGGCGGGTCAGTAAAAACCATATCAGCTTTCACACCATTCATTAACTTTGCAACTTGGTCGCTGTCGGTACTGTCACCACACAACAACCTATGTTCACCAATTTCGTAAAGGTCACCTAATACTGTAATAGGTATTTCAGGTGGAGTTGTATCAAAATCATCTTCCTCAGCTTCTAATACTTCATCAACTTCAAAGTCAGGAATATCCAACCCCCAATCCTCCAACTGATTATTATCCCATTCATTAGATAAAACTTCCCAGTCCCATTCACCACCGCTTACATTATCTTTAATTAAAAATTCACGTTGCTGTTCTTCTGTAAGATTATCTGCAATTATAATAGAAACTTCTTTAAGTCCAGCTTCTTTACATGCTTTATATCTCATATTTCCTCCCAATATAATCATATCAGAATTTACTACAATAGGTCGTATCTTAAGCATCTCAGGAAATTCTTTTATCGACTTTACTAATTTCTTAAACTTATCATCTTTAATCAATCTTGGATTATTAGGATTGAGTTTAATTTCAGATAATTTTACTTCTATTATTTCAGGTTTAGTCATTTTAGCAATCTTTCAATACGCAAGATACAAAATATTTCCCTTACCAAAATTCACTCATCTTACAGAATTGACCACCAACTTTATATTTAGGATCGAGCGGTGTTTTTTGCCAAAAGTTCTTTTGATTATTCGAGCAGTTATTCAAAACTTGATACCCAAATAAGGTTGAATCATTAACTACATGCAACGCTCGAATAGTTCCGCAATCGCATTGAGGTTTAACGAATACCGGTTCGTCTTTTTTGCAAGAAGCTAAAGAAAGGAATGTTAAAATGATGATTAGTTTTTTCATTATAAATAAGTTTTAAATCCGTGATCTATTAATTGTTTTTTTATTGCGTTTATTGCATCTTGGTCTGTTGGTACAGGTTCAGTTACTTGTGAATTTTCTATAATATAATAATCTACTAAATCTTCAAAGTCTACGTCCATATTCTCCCAAGATGCTACTTGTAGCCAATTAGCGAAATGCATAAGTTCTTCTCTTTTCATGGTTTGTTGTTTTCTAATTGATTTATTAAAGTTTCTACTGCATCGAACTCACTTATAATATAATTTCTCGATCTTTCATTAGCTAACTGATTTAGTATCTCTGCCAATCTACTTATAGTAATTTCTTCTCTATCGAGTTGTGGAAGATATTCCTTTATATCTGCTGTTCTTATTAGATTTTTCATACTGTTACTGTTTATTCAAAGTATTAATATCAATAGCTAAACCACGTCCGATTAGGTTGTAAACATCTAAATGTAATTTGTACATTAATTGATAGTCTTCAGGAGATGCGCTATCAATGCCACCGAATTTATCATTAGATCCATAAGTGCAAAGCTTATCACTAAATTTATGAATATGATTTTGTATTTCTTTTAATGGGTGCAGGATTGGCAGATAGGATTTGTTATTAGTCTTATATCCATTTACGCAAATTATTCCTTCTTGGATTTCTTTTAATGTTACAATATCATTTCGAGACAATCTATCTACCATCCTATTGCTAACAAAAAGAATTTTCAACTCATAAGGCAAATATCCTACAATTTCTTCTAGTTTTAGTTTTTCGTTTTTCATAATCTCATTTTTACTCATACTCGCTATAATGATAAATAGCGACAAATTTGTTCATTTTCTTATGCCATTTTAGGCATGATTTAGATGTTTTTAGGAGTAGTTCCGATAATAAGAATATCGTAGCTAATGCTATACTTTTGATTGTTTTCATGGCTTATTAGTTTTTTGTTTTATTAAAGTTTCTTCTAATTACACTTCATATTACCAATAAATACTAAGGTATCTTTATGTATTTGCCATACTCTGTAAGTGCATGGTTCATGCTTTATTTGTTGCTTTTTAGGAGTTGAGCAGCTTATTAGGATTAGTGATAATAGTAGGTGTTTCATTTGTCTAAATGTTTTTTAACTTCCTTGATAACTACATCTAAGGCTTCCGTCAAAACTTTAGGCTCATGAATCATATCATCACGTTTTCCTAATCGCCATTCTTGATGATATTCAAGTATTTCTACTGCTGTTTTTAGTTCCATTTCATTTGTTAGTTGAGGTTAGTAACGAGTTAGCGGTAATGTCCAGACACATTATAAGGTGGGTTGTCTATTATCGCTTTCAACTTTTCGGATTCTATGTAATCAACAATATTTTTAGGTGTCCGATAAGTTAGTAATTCATCTACAGCAACCTTTAGAAAGTTCGGAGTGGAGCTACCGCTAACATCGGTTTGGCAAAATTTGGGGTTCTGTGGTAAATTCAACATTTGTATTTCAATTTAAGTTTAGTAATAATTTGAGCGTTTCGTTTTCAAAATCCACAACTTCGCCAAGCCGAGAACCAGTTACTCCCGAATCTTCACCACAAAAGCACTCATTCCGAATGCTATGTAAGTTTTTTGAGAAATTGACAAAGGCACTAGTGTAAATTCTTCGTTTTTTAGTGATTCCTCAAACTTAAATGAAACAATTGAAAGCATATATCCATCATTATCAATCCTTGAAATGAACATCAAATCCTTACCTAAAAAAATAGGCTGTTCG